AGCACAACTTTCTACAAAGGAAACTTATTCTTGGTGGTGGAACAAGTATGGATGTGAGGGAACTCAATGGTATCCAGTTGATGAACAGTGTAGGGATTTAACAAATGATAGGTGATTACCAACGTTTCTATAAGAAAGCGATTCAAGAGAAAACTGGTTATGTTACCAAAGATGGTATGTGGGCGGCAGTCCCCTTGATGGGATGTAAAAAGTTTGCTATAATCCATAATGGTGAACATGTGCATACGTCAAAGAATTTTGATTTTGCCAAGTCATACATACTCAAAGAAACTAAAAAGCGTAAATGAAAGACCAGAACAGTGTAACCGAGAGCGAAACCAAGTGGGAAAAGTGGGATCGTGGTAGAACATTATTCTTAGAATCATTATATAAACCAGATCATCATTTGCGTGGGTGTGCTCATAATCAGAAATGTCATAATGAATTGATGGAGATTAGAGAGCAAGTTATAGAACTTGTTAAAGAATTAGATAATCCACATTTAGGTAAACCAGAAAAGGCAGGAGATAAGAATAACTTACCACCTGTTAAGTCTTTCAATGGTATTAGTGTTGTTCTATTACGTGGAGCATTAGGTAAAAGTTATATGAAAGATTGGACAGAAGAACAAGTAGCAGAGTATGAGAATTGGGTAAGTACAAATGCGTAGGCATAAATTTTTGTAAAACCGAACTTGACTTTGTGTTGAATTTCTGATAAATAATAGGGAGAATTAGAGGCAACAAGATGACCTAAAATTCTTTGTAATGAGTATTATATCATGTATTATTGTACACTGGAGAACCCGATTATGCACAACTTAGTTCCATTTAATCAACTTGCTGGATCTAAACACGAACAAACGTTAGATTCACATAATGATTTAATCGCAGAGTATTACGAGTGTCTAATCGAGTGTGATGAAAGTCAATCAGTTTGTAAACGAATCTGTAAGGAGGTTCTAATTTAAGTTTAGAGTCTATTGTAGTTTAATCAGAGATCAAATGCTACCTTATTCACATCCACCTTAAATAGTTCACACGTAATTCTAAAAATTAAATAGTAAATAGATACCCTTGACAATTATCGTTGTCAGGGGTATTATACTTTTAGGATATTGGTAATCATGCACGGAAATTTAGAACCAGAAGAACATGTATGGTATGATGAAACCGTAAATGTAGGAATTGAAACATATACGGCAAGACCGGATGGAACTTATGAGATAGATGAAGATGACAGTTAATCATAATAAAATAAAACTAAAAACTATATCTAAGAAGTTCCAGTACGGTAATATATCAAGGAGATTGGATAGAATTGATGATATAACCGTATTAAAGAAAATGATTAGATATTATGTAAAGTTACATCTGTACCATGAAGAAATGATGAAGGATTTAATGTCTAAACATCGTGAAATGTCATGGACAAAGGATAAATAGGCAAAAAGATTATGAGTGAAACACCAAAACACAGTTATACTAATCCATCTGAGAAGCAAGATCTTGCACATTTAGAGGCAGGTAGTAATAAAGATGTAAAGTATGATGAGGATGGTAATGAATTAGATAAGCATGGGTTTAAAGTTAAGAAGTATCCTGATGGTGTAACTTCTGTGTTTAAATCAGTAATTAATTGTGAGAATATGTGTGGATTAGATAAGAATTTAATGGGTAGATTAATTAATGGTGAGTGGAAAGAGTATAGTACATTAGACTCTACTGGTAGACAATCACAGAAGATTGTGATAGAGTATGATATAAAACAGAAGGAAAATGACACTTAAGACTCACACAATCACTAAGAAAAAAGAGACTCACAATCAAACTTGGGAGTGGGAAGAAACACCTGAACTTCTAGCAGCATTAGAACAATTACACAAATCTTCTGAAGCAGTAAAGAATATTAAAGTTCCTAACATTCATGTTCCTAATCAGAACTATGCGAGGAAGAAACGTGAGAATGTTTGATTGGTCGAATGACCTTGAAGAGAAATTAGCAGAATTAGAATTAAGGGTTGAAGAATTGGAAAAGGAAAAGATGGAGTTTATTAGTGAACTCTATCGGATGGAAAATGCTTTGGATTCTCGTATAGATAGTATATTAAACAAGTTAAACTAAACATTGAAGGACAAAAAAGCAGCAAAACTAATTATCAAACGAGCAAAAGCAAATCCTAACTTATACACCAAAGAAGAAATCCGTTATGCTAAAATGGTAAGGAAACGTATCAAACAAGAGAAAAAAGATGCAGAGCGTAGACTCCTTGAGGATAAACCAGAATAGTGATGGTTCATTTAGTGTGGATTGGGATCGTAATGACCCTAATTGGAAATTTATGAACCAGTTGACAAGTAAGGAAATTCAGAGTATTATTGAACAAGCAATTAAGGAAGATCAATCTAATGACAGAACGTAATCGCAAGAGTTATTCTCTGGAAATGCTTGAAGAGTGGACTAGAGAAGCATTAGAGTCTGATAATACTCCAAATGAAATCTATGATGCGATTATAAGGACAGTTACTAAATCGGTTGACTATCATAGAGCATGTTTGAATCATTCTACAAGGTTATTATCATTATTAGAGGATAACATTGAGGTTTCACGACCAGATAATGTAGTTTCATTCAATGATTATTGGAGTGGTAATGTAGCAGCAAAAGATTTTGAACGTGCCTTAAAAAGATATGGGTATGAATACACCCCAGAAAGTTTTAAGTTAGATTCTCCTTTCTTACATGGAGATATAAACCTAGATGGTCCTGAAGATAATTCATAGTTATTTTTACATTTACCTTACCATTTGTTATGCTTAATGAAACGATTAATGAATCGGGAGATGTTAAAAGACCTCATCTTCTTAATAGAACCACATAAAGATACTCATCCAGAACTTTATGAATATCTCATAAAAACTTGGGTTTGTTGTGATATGATTCAACATTATATGCTTGTAATGTTACTGGAATGACAATGAGTCAACAACATTTAAGTGTTTTTGATGGTGAAGATGAAAGACAATATGAACGTGAAGTTAAAAATGGTGTGAGATTTGATCCTGCTGCTGTATATACTAAACGGACACAGATGAATAAATGATACAAAATGTTGAGGAAGTCTAAAGACATAATTAAATTAATAGATAAATTAACTAACTATGTTAGGATACCACCATCAACCACCCCGAAACAATGATTAACCTAGACGAACGATACCACGACTACCTAACAAATCCAACAAAGAAGTTTCGTATTGATGGTGTAGGTGAAAAAGTCACTGGTTATGGTTATCACTGTGAAGGTGGTGATATTGCAGGTCATTATGTGACAACAGAAAACTATAAATTGTTCTACAATAGAAATGAACAGTTTGTTAGGATGGAAGCACTTAGAGAAGCAGTAATTGAAGCATAATAATAAATATATGTGACTAATACATTTTAATTATGACCACTAAAGTTCCAGAACACGACTTAGACCATGAGGTTTATGTTGATCCAAAGGATCATAAAGAACACATCAATCATGGTATGTTAGAATACAGTGAAGCAGATTTACAAATGCATAATGATGCTTTCCATGCCCATGATGAGAATGAAACAAATGAAGGTGGTGCTACAATAAATGATTGGCATCAAAGGCATAATGATAAGAAATTAGAAATTTACTGTGATAATCATCCTGACGCATTAGAGTGTAGAGTGTATGATGATTAGGACAGTTTAATAACCTACACAGACCACTTGACTTTTGTTGAGTGGTCTTTTATAATGTAAACATAAATTCAATTAACGCATAGCGTTAGAGTATTATGCAAACAATCATTGAGCAGTACAACCGAGAAGTTGATGATCTTCCAAGAATCCACCAAGAAGGTGGTGGTGGCAATGCTAGAAATGCTTCAGGTTTAGTATATGAGAATTTAATCAAGAGAACTTGTGATAATTTAGGATTAGATGCAAAGAAGAATGATTACGTTAAAACAGAAGAAGTAAATGGGTATTGTTTAAAGAATCTACAAGTTGATTGGCACGTTTATAATAATGGTACAATGACTAAAGCAATAGAATCTAAAACATATTTGGATGCTTGTTATCTCAAACGTGCTATCCTTGATTTCATAGAATTAGATCAATCTCCTGACATTCCTGATAATGTAGAGTATGCAATCTTCGCAGGTCAAAATGCTTGCGGTGATGCAACTTTTGCATATTACCCTGCATTTTTTAAGAAGATTACAGGCAAGGATGTAAATATCTTCTTTGTTAATCCTCAAAGAAAGAGATCAGGTAAACGTGCAATTTATAAGGAGGAGTATAGACAAGATTTCAATATTGACAACACAGTGTATAATAGTTTCATACAATGGTTACATCAATGAACGTTGATTTACATATGGATAATATGTTCAACATTTTGGGAGATATTAAACCCCAGAGTGTTGATCTATTGTTGACAGATTTCCCTTATGGGACATTAAATAAGGCACGTAATCAATGGGATCGTGTTATTGATTATGATAAATTTTGGGAGCACGTTAATATTATTTGTAAACCAAATGCTGCTATTGTTAGTACAGCAGCACAACCATTTACTTCTGTATTAATATCGACTAACTATACTGATTTCAAGTATTGTTTAGTATGGGAGAAATCAAAAGCAACTGGTTATCTTAATGCGAAGAAACAACCAATGAGGGCGCATGAAGATATTGTGGTATTCTATAAGAAACAACCAACATATAACCCACAGTTTACATTAGGTAAACCATATGATAAGGGTAAAGCATTAAGAGATGCAACACAATATGGTGAACAAACTAAAGCAGTGCATGTTAAAGATACTGAAGGTAAGAGATATCCTCGAAGTGTCTTATACTTTAAGACAGCAGAAGATGAGGGTAAATTACATCCAACACAAAAACCTATAGCATTATATGAATACCTAGTTAAGACATATTCGAATGAAGGTGATACTGTACTTGATCCATGTATGGGATCAGGTACAACTGGTATTGCCTGTATGAATACCAATAGGCATTTTATTGGGATTGAAAGTAATACTGACTATTTCACAGTAGCAGAAGAACGATTATTACTCAATACAGGTAAGACAGATGATGAAGTGTCACAAGGAGAGTTGAATCCCCTTGCTGCTATACTATAATAATAACAGTTACAACTAACGCATAGCGTTAGAGTTCTAATGAAGCAATTTTTTGAAGAGGTTCTTGGTCTTCCTTACAAGTCCAATTCACAAGACAATCCATTACATGAGCAGCAGGTTGAAGATCTGCTAATCAAACATAATCTTAAATATGTTGCTCAACCTAATGGTATTCAAGCAAGTCCAGACTTTAGAGTAACACTTGATGATGGTAAAACGATTGACATTGAGTGTAAATCTTCTAAACAGACATATCCAACATATAATGGAGGATTACCAAAGAAAGGGGTGGTTTACATTTTCTCTAGTAAGAGGTATAATGAAACTACAGTATTCTTTGCTGATGATATAGTAACTGATAAGAAAAGAACACAGTTATCTAATCTTGTTGAAGAATTAAATACTGTTCTTAAGTCTCATCAACAAGATCCTGATTGGCAGGATGAAAGAGGATTTGATTTCTACATCCGTAACATGTATGTACAAAATGGAGCAGGAAAGAAAGACTATTTCAAACATAATGACAGACAATTCTGCGAACAAAATGTACTCAATCACAACTGGTAATTGTCAAGAAGTTCTCTCCACTTATGGGGAGAACTTTTTTCATAGTTGTATAACTGATCCGCCTTATGGTATGGGTATGGATCACTGGGATCATTCTGTACCTAGTGTTGATATTTGGAATGAAGTTTATAGGACATTAAGACCAGGTGCTTTTTGTTTGGCATTTTGTAGTCCAGAATTATATCATAGATTAGCATGTAATGTAGAGGATGCTGGTTTTGTTATTAAAGATCAGATCATGTGGATGACAACAACCAAGATGGTTAAGTATAATAGATTGAAACCTGCCCATGAACCTATAGTGGTAGGGCAGAAACCTTATGAAGGATCATTGAAGGACAACCATGAAAAATGGGGTTGTGGGTTAATAGATAGTGACAATAATAGAATACCGTGGGATAAGAAACCACCTACAGGTTGGGTGAAAGATGGTGCTAAACGTAGAACATTTGGTAGGGCAGGGATAACTACAGGTACTAGAAAAGATCATGGAACTGTTGATGCTAATCCTGCTGGCAGGTATCCATCAAATATAATAGGTGAGGTTGAATCACCTCACCAGAAGTATTTCTATGCCCCTAGAGCATCAAGAAAAGAGAAGGGAGTAGAAAACGACCATCCAACTGTTAAACCAGTGGATTTAATGGCATATCTAATTAGAGTCTATTCACCTATTGGTAGTGTAGTATTAGATCCTTTCTGTGGATCAGGTACTACTGGTGTAGCATCATTGAGAGAAGGTAGAGAGTTTATAGGAATAGATCTTAGCAAACATTATACAGAAATAGCAAGGGATAGGTGTGCAGGTCAAGAAGTGTCACAACCAGTGACTAATCCTTTATTAAATATTCTATAGTGGGAGTTATGAGAGATACTATTCTATTTGGAGATTGTCGAGAGACTCTCAAACAATTTGATGAGAAGGCAAGAATGTGTGTTACTTCTCCACCTTACTATGGTTTAAGAGATTATGGTGGTGAAGAGAAACAAATAGGATTAGAACAAACACCAGAAGAGTATATCAATCAAATGGTTGAAGTTATGAGATTGGTAAAAAATAATCTTACTGATGATGGTACACTGTGGTTAAACATTGGTGATAGTTATTACAACTATAAGTCAGGAACAGGAGAATATGCTAAACAATCATTCTCTAAAACTAGACAAGATTTACCAATGAAAAACCCTAAACGTGCTAATAGATTGGAGGGGTTTAAAGATAAGGAATTGATGGGTATTCCTTGGATGTTAGCATTTGCTTTAAGAGCAGATGGATGGTGGTTGAGACAAGATATTATATGGCATAAACCTAATCCAATGCCTGAAAGTGTGAGAGATAGATGCACGAAAGCACATGAATATATCTTCCTCTTAAGTAAAAGTAAGAACTATTATTATGACAATGATGCTATTAAAGAACCAGCGAAAGATTGGGGTACAAGAGATAGAACTAAAGGCAAATATCACAATGAGGGTACAGGTTTATCACCTCATACTGGTCTCACTAAATCATATCCAAAGAAGAATAAACGTAGTGTATGGAGTATAACTAAGAGACCATATAAGGGTGCTCATTTTGCTACTTTCCCACCTGAATTAATCATCCCATGTATTAAAGCAGGTTCAGCACTAAATGATACTATCCTCGACCCATTTATGGGTAGTGGTACAACAGCAGCAGTCGCAAAATCATTAGGTAGGTATTACTTAGGGTGTGAATTGCACGAGGATTATGGTAAATTAATAGAGCAGAGGGTGAGTGAATATCATGTGCCAACTGAGGAAGTGGCACAGAATGGACTGACAACACTGCTGAATGATGTATAATAGATATGTTGAGGCAAGGGTTCAATCATTTTGGATACGGCATACACTTAATTAGACTGAGTAAATCAGTTAGCATAGTGTACACTCCTTATATGATTACTTCCTCAACACTTTATAAACACTGATTTTTAAAATCTATGCCAACTGCAACTGCTCGCAAGTCAACTCCTGCAACACCACGCAAGAGAAGAACACGCAAGGCAACTGCAAAGAAAGTAACACCAACTCCACTAAATACAACAGTCGAAACTAAACTCAATGGAGACCCTATTGTGACTGAAACTGTTAACAAAGAAGTGAAAGTTGATGTGAAAAGAAGAAACCTAACCGAGTTAAATGGACTTGAGTTAGTAATACTTCCTCTAGTATATCTTGAGGGATTTGTTAAACTAATCCTAAAAGAGACAGGAGTATTAGAAACAGTGTGACAATAGATCTTGTGTCACACAACCACCCCACGAGGGTGGTTTTTTTGTTTATAATGATTATGTCCTTTAAAAATGGATTCTTTGAAAGACACATTGAGACCACACCAGTTAAGAGCATACGATAAAATGACCACAGAGAAATCTGGTCAAATTATTGTACCTACTGGTGGTGGTAAAACATTCATTATGATAGCAGATTGCGATAGAATATTATCACAAACTCCACGCAAAACACAGACGATTGTTATAGTAGCACCACGCATATTGCTTGCTAATCAGTTATCTAACGAGTTTGAATCTGCTATTCCAAATGTACAAATAGCACATGTACATAGTGGTGAAACACATCATTTTAGCACCACAAATCATCAAGAATTAACACATTGGAGTTGCACTAATCCTCAGTATGATAAGTTAATCTTTACCACCTATCATTCACTCCACAGAGTATTAGATAGCATGGTAAATATTGATAGAATATACTTTGATGAGGCACACAATGGTACTAGCAAAGTATTCTTTGAGCAAGTAAAGAGAGTTGCTAAGTATCAAATACCACGCTACTTCTTTACTGCTACTCCACGCATTTCACGTTCTAAAAATAGTATTAGTGCGGAACGTGGTATGAATAATGCGGAGATATATGGTGAGAAGTTAGAAGAAACTGCTGCTAAGGAGTTAATAGATAGTGGCACTATCTTGTACCCTAAAGTTATACCATTTAAGACAGATAGAGAGCGTACTAAGTTAAACGCACATGAGATTGATTGTGATAACTTAAAGGACATAATCACTTCCTTAACTGATAAGAATCCAAAGGTACTTGTGTCTGCTCCAACAACAAGAATACTGTGGAATATGCTCACACAAACTGATATCAGGTCATGGTTATATTCACAGCAATATAACATTATGCACATCACATCTAAGCATGGTGCTGTTATCAATGGTAAGAAAGTTGGTAGAGAAAAGTTCTTCCAAACCCTTACAGATTGGGGCAAAGATGATAACAAGAAGTTTGTAATCTTCCACTATTCTATACTATCAGAGGGTATAAATGTTCCTGGTTTGACTCATTCAGTCATGCTTAGAAATCTACCTACCATTGAAATGGCACAGACAATAGGTAGAGTTATCAGGATACATGAGAAGGATAGAGTATCAATGAAGGAGGGTAAAATACCTGCTGGTCAGTATAACTTATACCATAAAAGTTTTGGTCAAATAGTTGTACCTATGACTGGTAAGTATGGTGAGAGAATAGCAAAGAGATTACAGTCTATTGTCTCATATATCTTTATAGAGGGTATTCCACCAAGAGCATACGTTTAGTGTGCCAGATCTCAAACTGCACACTATTCTCCCCACTGCCTCTAAAATGACCTATAATAACAGAGTACCAAACAAAGACACCTTTATGACAGTCTCAAACCAATTACAAACAAGAGTTGAAATGTGGGCAATGGATTTGGTAGATGCTCTTGAAGCAAACTACACAAGTCGTTACCCTGACTCAAATAGTCCTGTAAAGTTTGAAACTAAAGTAGGTAAGAAGTACATCAAAATTATTCAAGTTGATGGAGGTGTTCATGCTTTCATTGATAAGAACACTGGCGAAGTTTACAAACCAGCATCTTGGAAGTCACCAGCAAAGCACGTTAGATATGATTTAAGAATCATTAATCAACGTGAAAAGTGTTTAGCAAATGCAGATTGGGCAGGTGGTTACCTATACTTAAGGTAATCAATCCTTAGTCCTAAGTATGACTCTAAACTGCTATTTGATGTTCCTTAACTTACTACAATCATGGCATTTAATCCTGAAGTTGCTCTATTCAATCTACTTGAAGATGCACAAACAAGTGCAGAAGTTGTTCAAATCATTGAGGACTTCATAGCAAACTCTTAATTCTAAATGTACACTTATGGGGGATAATATCCCCCCTTTTTATTATGAACACAACTGTTAGATACTGGTTTCAAAATGAAACTATGTGCAGACATTTATCATTTAAAACATATCAATTAGCATTAGATTGTATTGAAAACTTTAAACATTTAAATATAAGAGCAGAGGTTAAATTATACTAATTATGACATATAAAGAATTAGCAGAACATTTAAACAAGTTAAATGATGAACAAAGTAACACTGAAGTCACCTTTTATGATGACTCTAATGGTAGATATTATCCTGCTAATTCACTAGAGGTTATTGATATTGAACCAACATTTCCACCTCTAGTATATCTTACATTAGCACCTGATGTAATGATATCAATTAAGGCGTGACAGATCTCAAACTGTCCACTATTTTCCCATTCACCCTGAATATCCCTTATAATAAGAATGTTCAAACGAATTCAACCAATGAACAAAACAAGTCTTTCAAAAGAAGTGTATGAACAGTTGTTGAATCCAACTCCTGTAATTCGTTATTACTTCTTATCAAATCTATCAACCAAATCTACAAAGGGAGGTAACAAGTAATGCCAACTATCAAAGAACTTAACAACTTCGTTAATTATGTTTGGTCATTCTATGCACCTAACAGCGAGTTGTACCCTATTCAAGGTTTAACTAAGGGACACATTTATGATGCGTTCTTTACATATAAGAGAAGAATTGAGAAGGGTGATTTAGAATATGTTCATTATTCTTGGGGTGATGGTGATAGTTTAGACAGAGAAAGAGTAAGAGATATTATACTTGAGAACCCAAGATTTGAGTGGGGTGTATAACAATGAGAGAACTAACTACACCTCAATGGGATGAACTAATTGAACAGACTGTTCAGTTACAAGTTGATAGTATGGAAATGGAAGATTTGATTTCATTTGTAACACAAACTCTAACACAAGATTTAAGAGAAATTGAATCTAGAGAAGAGTTATGTGATGAGATTAAATATACATTTGATGAGGAAACATTGGATGAGTTAATTGATAACGTAACTAACGAAACTGTACTTGACACTAACAACAACGGAGGTAAATTCTGATGGCATTATTAGACAGTTACACATTTGAAGCAAAGAAAATTGTTTACTATTCAGTAACAGTTGGTGCAAATAATAAAACTGAAGCAAAGAGAATTGCATCTGATTTTGAACATTGTCAACATTATGAGGAGGTTGAGCGTTGTGATGGATTTGAATATAAGGTAGGTAAATTGTTAGAAACAACTGATGATAAGGCACTTAAGTACATCAAACCAACGGAGGATTAACCATGACTCAATTAGAACGTGACATTGCATTTTGCATTGATGAGTTAGATTTAAGTGATGAACATATAGGAGAATTCTTAAGAGCAGCAGAGAAATTAGGTTGCTCAGTTGAATACTTCTGTGAGGAATTCATCTTTGATTGTGAAGGTGATGATGAGCAATTAGGTCGTGTACATGATGATGAACACCTAAACATTGCCGAGTTCAATGCACTTTATTGGGAGAGTTAAATGACAAATAACGTCACAAGATACACTCGTGCTGGTAATAACGGCAAGTGGATAAAATGCCCTTGTTGTTCACAAACAGCACTCGTATTTCACTTCAGTTGGAGTGCCTTAACCTGCCAATGTTGTAGGTCTTCAGTAACAAAAACCTCATGGAGATTAGCATGACTAAGTATCAACAAACAGCAAATCCAAATGCAACAAATAGTGAGTTAGATGCCAAGACTATTTTACAACGTGGCATTGAAACTCCTGAGTTGTTAGTATCACTAACTGAAGAACAAATCTCCACGATTCTTTATATCATGGAGGGATATATTGTAAATTCAGATGATACTAATGATGAACAGTTTAATGAAGATGTTGATAACATCTTTGAGAAGTTAGAGACCGCAGTTGATATTCACTATGCGGAATTAGATGCACTAACTAACATTAACCCCGAACCATTCATTACAGGATTCCATGACTAAAGTATCATTCACACCAGCACAAAAGAAAGAACTAATTGAGCAGTATGCTGAACTCTTAGTTGATAACATGGACACTAAAACTCTTGCACAATATGTGTATGATGACCTCGTATTTACATACGGAGAGTTTACATCAACAGAGTTAAAACAGAACATAGATGATTATGACCCTGAGTTATTTGATGAGTTACTTGATAACGTAACAGCACCATCTGTAACACTAAATGTAATTAAATAAACAGTCAACAGATCTTGTGCCAGTGGGTAAACTGGCACATATTTTTCCCATTTGGGGTAGTTGCGTGTGTATAATGAGTATATACACGAAAGAACTATTATGTCAAAAACTCAAATCATCATCAACAGAATTCTAGAGGTTGAGAACTTCCAGAATGTTGCTTGCGTATGTGCTAACTGGATGGAGTTCTGTCAGGAGTTAGCAGAGTGGGGAGTTTATGGGTGTGCTAAAATCGATTTTGATGATGCTGACCTAGACATCCCAACACTTGATAAGTTCATGGTAACCGAAAACGGTTACATCAGATAAACCCTGTGGCAGTCTAGGAAGTGGCACAAGATCGCTTGATTTTTGCCCCAATCTATGCTATATTAAGTACATAATCAAGGAAGAGCAAAATCACTTGATTATCAAGGTAACAAACATTCAATTTCAAAATTATGTCAAATTCTAAAACTCTTTTTCAACAGTGCGTCAATCTATGTGACGACTATCTAGGTTTCGAGTGGTCTCAGGGGGTTAGAACCTCTATCTTCGATTCTTACAGACGTGAGAACACTCTAGACCCTAGTCTTTCAATCTACCACTACGGTGGAGACCGTTTCGAGGTCAAAACAATGTCTTATGATGACTCAAAAGGTTGCATCATAGGCACTGAGTTTCATCTCGGTTCTTTTGATAACATTCTTGACGCACAAGATTGTGCTGAAGATTATCTCAAAGACTTGGCAATGTCCCAAGTTTAATAACATTTAATTCACACACTTACGGAGTTTATTATGCAACTTTCTTCAAAATCTGGTCACATGGTTAGTGACTACTATCCTGTAAAAACATGGGATAATGTTAAACATCACGACAAAGTTCTAAGGGTGTTAACATTTATGGGACAAACTATGTCCAAAAGAATTATGACTACTCAACAGTATGTCAATGAAGTGTATGACAAAATTCATACATTTAAGTACGTTGATAACAACGTAGACCACTCAAACTGTCATCAGTTTGTATCATCAACGGAGGTTACTTACAATGTATAGTAGTGACGCTTTTGGAAGAATCTTCTGGATTGATGAAGATTTAGAATTCAAATCTTGCCCACTAAATGTTGATAATACAGGTGATTTTGACCAGTGGGATTATGTATCAGAGTGGACAGATTGGGAGGGAGTAGATATGTCTTTACTCTTCCAAATTCATAAGACTTGTTTACATCTAAAACAAGATTATGCAAATTCAGTATCATTAGTAGGAGTTTAATTATTATGTCAGTTTTACATCACGAGGCACTATTAGAAACAATCTATGAGGAAGTATTAGAAGAATATCCTCAATTTGATGAAGAACAATGTGAGTCTATTGCTTATGCAAGGTTTGAAGATTTATGCCAATAATGTATAGATCTATCAACAATATGTCAGGGTTGTGGTTATCCACGCCCCGATTTTTTTACCTCTAAATAACAACGAATGGATGTAATTATCACTCCTGATTATCAACAACGACACCCAAATCCTCCAATGCCAGTATATCGTGACTACGAAATCACTATTAATTTAAATGAATTAGTAGAGCATACTATCCCTCTATGTGATATTAGACATCCTGACCATTGTTTAACATCAGAGCAGATAGATGAACTCGCTCATTGTTTGCGAGGGGAATTAGATTTCACTCCTATTTTTAATCAAGCATACGCAATTATTAAGGAGTATGTTACTAAGAGTGGCACAGATTTGCCGAGTGAAAATGTTAACAACCTCGACAATATGGTACACTATAAGTAATGCACCCTATCCTAATCCCTTGGAATACATTAACAACAGGATGGGATAGTTATGTCCACCAATTTAACACAAACGACACTATGACTTACCTTGATTTGTTAACAGAATTACAATCATTTTCTGACGATATGTTACAACAAGATGCCCTATGTTGGGATGAAGATTGTATCGCAGTTGTGCCAGTAAGAAGATTTTGTAGGTTAAAAGATGACCCAGAAAATAACATTCATGGTGAGATATCTGGTGACCTAAGATATTATATACACATCTAATCATGCAGTATAAAGTATATGATTCAGACGACAAATTACATGGTACGTTTGAAACAATTAGTGACCTAGAATTGTACATGGACGGTGTTAGAAACTCTAGGGGAGATAGATATAAAGATCTCCCACGTTTTTCATGCTTTGATTATATCAAATCAATCGGATGGTTTTGGGACATTGTTGATAATCACTAAGGAGGATTACATGCGTTTCAATGAGTTTAAGAAGGGGCAAGTTGTCAAATGGAAAGATGAAATAGGAGAGGTTAATTTCATTGATAAAATGTATATAACTCTTACCTTACATAGATGGCAAAAAGACCCTGAAATTGCAAAACATAGTTGTTATCCATATAATGAAGTTAACCTCTTAGTTAATAACAAATACTGGGATGAATTAGAATTACAAACTAACACGGAAGAGGATGTAATTACTCCGTCTAGTTATAAATCACAAGAGGGAAGATATGAGGACATACAATGACATCTAACAAGAACGATTACCCTCACTACAATGTTACTTACGGAGAACAGATTAACTATGTGTTTATAACACTTAAGGAGTTAATTATCATACAGTGGGAATACATTAGAGAGAACAGATTATGGGTCACTAAATGATACTTTTCCACAGTTAATCGTGTTTTTGTGGAAAACAATTAAATGGTTAAATAAACTATGTTGAGTGTTAATTACCTGTGGAAAACCTGTGGAGAAAATGTACTCTTAGCACGTAATCTACCGACTGTCAAGTATATCGTAGAAATCACACATTTCTTGCAAAGTATCACAAATTATGGTACAATTTACCTTGAGAGGTAACACAAACCCATGTAAGATCTTGCCCCCTTAAGTAACACATAAGGTGTGACAGTGAACAAAGTGGCACAGAGGTTGTTGTTAGTTACCTCTGAGGGGTTATAATAAGAGAGTAACAAACAAAGGATTAATCCTAAATGAAACTAACACCTATCGCTGCTAATCAGAACGAAGTTACTATCAACGACGGAACACAAATCTTCTTCAGTTATAGAACACCAGTTGCAGCATATTTACCCTCTGAGGGTTATGTTAGAACCTCTAAGTTTTGGTCAGTTACTACATCTCGCCACATAAATAAGTGGTTGAAAAATGTTACAAACGTGACAGAGATTGACCAGTCAGTTCTTGACAATCTAGCAGCATAATGTTAGAATGGGAGTGTTAAACAGCACTCCCTTTTTAATGCTTATGTAACACTCAGACAGTTAAATTAGGTTATTAAATGTAAAGAACTCCGCCCAAATCGCAGTTGTGATGGGGGTTCTCGATGTCCGATGGGGCCGTTATATTAAAAAGCAAACTACCCTAACCTACAAAGGTTCCCAAACGCAAGTGATATATAAAAATATTTAAAAAAATTTCCCAGTATTAAAAATGCCCCCAGAGTTTTTTCAAGATTATCAAGATGACCGTACGTGGTGCTTAGAGCAACTCATACGAAAGGAAGGTCATTTAGAACAACGGATGTACGAATGTGCAGACCATGCCATAGAACATGGTATAACTAAAGATTTGAAGGAACTATATACCTTATGGGAAAGATGGAAGACTAGTACACCTGATCCAAATAACCAAATTAATCGCCTATGAAATATGTCCAAGAGATTCACATTAAATATAGAAGAGGATGAATATGGAGATCCTATCATCTACATTCCAGAGGAGGTATACTCCGAACTAAATTGGGAGGTTGGTGAAGTGCTAAATTATAGTATAGATGAAAACACTCTTAAATTATTGAAAGATGACTGAAGAACAACTACCTAAAGTAGCTACTACTGATCCATCACCATTTGATGCTGAAAATCCTACAGAACTTGATAAACAAGATAATGAGGAATATCTAGCAGCAATAGAATTGGCAAAGAAGGAGATGGCAGAGCCATATGAAAGAAAACTAACAGATGAAGACCTACCTCCAGATATTGATAAGATACAGAAGGGTGGTATAGGTACTGCTATGGAGTTGGATAAGAGAGATAAAATTGATGATTTCTTAGATGATCTTATGAAAGGAGATGCTAGAGTAGACGTACCTATTCCTAATACTGCAGAAGACGGTGAGATAGATTTGGAATGGATTAAGTACTGTTTAGATGATAACCAAGAAGCACACGTTGCACTTAATCAGTGTATTGAGGTACTTCATAAACGTCTAGAGGGTATGGAGAAGTATCTTGGTGAAATGGAAAGACCTGAAAGGATAATGCAAGAGTTTATGATTAGTCCTGAAGGCAGATCTAAGTTTATGACTTTACAAGAGAACTTTGATGCTCTTCATACTAAAATGGAGTCATTTGAGACAAGACTTGATGGTGTAATCCAATCAAGGGTGATTAGTATGGAACAGCAAACTCAAGGTTTAAGTTTCCTTATAGGAGCACTTAACAAGAGAGTTGATAAACTAGAAGGTAAAACCAATGGGGTGCAGCCCACAGAATGATTGTAGTTCTACTTCTTGTGAAAGGTTTGAGCCTGGAACAGGAGAAGGAGTTACATTAGTAGAATTTAAGGAATATCCAAGTAATGCGATAAGGGGAGGAGCGTATAATATCCCTGGAAGGGATGGTAGTACGATAATGTACCCATCTATCGCATTAAGTGGTAGTAGTGTAGCGAATTGTGGTAAGTATACTAAGTCAGCATGTGGTGAGACATTATATTTCGATTATTATCCAGATGGTCTATCATATGACCACGGTTTCTCAGATACATGGTTCTCCTATCTGTATGACACTTCAAACGATGCAGGTGTAGTAGGTACTCCTTGCTACCATATAGAGACTCAGACCGTTACAAATACCCAGACAGGTGCAAGTTCATCTACAGACACTTGCTATCCTTGTGGGGCGTTTACATGCACCCCTGCGACAACCACAATAAGATACGATGTACCTGGTGCTGCTGAATGTGGGTGTGCCGACCCCGACTGCCCTCATCCGACTCTATTTTCAATAGGAAGTCTTAGTAAGAAGGTTGTATTCAGTTATAACTCGCTTTCAACCACGTTACCTAATGGAGTTTCTGATTTTGAGGTCTCTGACGACGGAACCACATGGACTGACGTATGGAACGAGAACACTGTAGTCGGTACAGAGTACATTTCTGGTGATAATCCTTATATGGCAGGGGATGAGTTCTTTGATGACTTTAAAATCTTTACCCTAAATTCGGGAGCGTCCACAAATTTCAGTGTAAAGGCAAGAATTAAGGCAGTATATGACGATAGTGGGGCAACAACAACATTTTCAGGTACTTCGTGGACTATTTCGGAGATCTTATCACCAGGAGTGAACTATAGTGCTGGTCAAACGTTTACTTTAGAGTATACACATACGCATCCTAATAATAGTACCTCCGTACTAAATTTAAATTTAAGAGTAAAGACAGTACAAGCGTACCAAGCTACGGAAGGGCAAGAAGGGTTCGATGTTTTACGTGCTGGAGACACTATTAACGGACATACAGTTAAGAGAGTATTTCACACCGATT